CAATATCGCCTTGCAACCGGCGTCTAGGAGAATAAATAATGGCTATTTCACGCGCACAACTACTCAAAGAACTCCTTCCCGGCCTGAACGCCTTGTTTGGTCTTGAGTATAAAAAGTATGGCGAAGAACACAAGGAAATCTACGAGACTGAGACTTCCGAGCGTTCGTTTGAAGAAGAGACCAAACTGTCTGGATTCTCCGCCGCTCCGGTGAAGAACGAAGGCTCTGCAATTGCTTATGACAATGCGCAGGAAGCTTGGTCAACCCGCTATACGCACGAAACCATCGCCTTGGGTTTCTCGATCACTGAAGAAGCGGTCGAAGATAACTTGTACGACAGCTTGTCTGCTCGCTACACCAAGTCCCTGGCTCGCGCTATGGCTTACACCAAGCAGGTTAAGGCCGCTTCGGTTTTGAACAACGGCTTCTCCAGCACCTACGCAGGTGGTGATGGCGTTTCCCTGTTCAATGCCAGCCATCCCTTGATCTCTGGTGGTGTCAACAGCAACACTCCTTCTACCCAGATCGACCTGAACGAGACTTCCTTGGAAGCCGCCGTTATTCAGATCGCCGCTTGGACGGATGAGCGTGGTTTGTTGATCGCAGCCAAGCCCAAGAAGATGGTTGTTCCCCCTGCCCTGATGTTCGTGGCCAAGCGTTTGCTGGACACCGAACTGCGGGTCTCTACTGCTGATAACGATATCAACGCTATCAAGCAGATGGGTGCAATCCCTGAAGGCTACTGTGTCAATCACTTCTTGACTGACACCAATGGCTGGTACTTGACCACTGACGTGCCCAACGGTATGAAGCACTTTGTCCGCACCCCCTTGCAGAACAGCATGGACGGTGATTTCGACACTGGCAACGTCCGCTACAAGGCCCGTGAGCGTTACAGCTTCGGCTGGTCTGATCCCCTCGGTATGTGGGGTTCTTCAGGTTCGACCTGATGAGACTGAAAAAGGGGCCTTGTGCCCCTTTTTCTTTTGGTGTATATTGGCTCCATTCCGGGGTCCCCGGTGTATCTGACAGTCCCGGCTGACGACATGCAGACAGATACGCCTTATTTGCATGTAAGGAAAGATCATGGCAAACACGACTTTTAGCGGCCCAGTTCGCTCGCAAAACGGCTTCCAAACCATTTCTGTCAACTCCACCACTGGTGCCGTTACCGTAACTTCTTCCATTGGCAATGACGTTATTTTGGGTACTCAATCCTTGTCTGGCGCAGGCGCAGTTGACGTTACCAACGCATTCACTCAGTTGACTACCACAGGCGCAGCACAAGCCCTGACGTTGGCCAATGGCACTGTTGGCGAGATCAAAATCATCAGCCACGCTGTTGATGGCGGCTCCGCTGTGTTGACCCCCACAACCAAAATCGGCTTCTCTACCATCACTTTCACCGCTGTTGGCGATAGCGCCATGTTGGTGTACACCTCTGCTGGCTGGGGCATTGTTGCTTTGAATGGCGCTGTCGCCGCTTAATCAACCCAACGGGGCTTCGGCCCCTGTTTTAAAGGAGTTTGATTATGGGAATGCAGACTGATGTTAAATCAACGCGACTGACGGCAGACGGGCAAGCAGTTGCGTACCGCACTCGTGTAAAAACCGTCTACGGCCTTGCAGGGGCAAGCGCAGGGTCGGTCAAGTTCTACAACGGAACAGACAACACAGGCGACTTATTGCTTGATGTGGACACCCCCGCAGGCACAGCAAATACGTTTCTTCTACCAATCCCCGGTGAAGGCGTCTTGTTTACCGCAGGCGTTTACGTTGATGTGACCAACATCACGGGCGTGACAATTGTCTATGGCTAAGTCACCTGCATGGCAACGCAAGGAAGGCAAATCCGAGAAGGGCGGCTTGAACGCCAAGGGGCGGGCTTCCTACAACGCAGCCAATCCGGGCAAGCCGGGGTTAAAAGCCCCGCAGCCCAAGGGCGGCAGCAGGCGCGACTCTTTCTGTGCAAGGATGACTGGGATGAAGAAAAAGCTCACATCCGAGAAGACAGCCAACGACCCAAACAGCCGGATTAACAAGAGCCTTCGGGCTTGGAAATGTTAAGGACATATCATGGCAAAAGCTAAACGGTTTGACGAAGGTGGCGATGTTGGTAAAGCATTGCTAGGTGGGCTTGGGGTCATTCCTGGCATGGCGTTACGGGCGCTTGGAATGAAGTCAGGGCTAGGAGAAGGCGCGGGTGGTGAGGGTATTGGGCTGCTGGAAAAAGCAATGAAGGACAAAGAAGCGCAGAAACAGATGGCTATGCAAGCTATGCCCGTTGCCGCAGCCACCACGATGAAGAAAGGCGGCACCGCCTCTTCTCGTGCAGATGGCATTGCTCAACGGGGCAAGACTAGGGGTAGGTATCTCTGATGGAAATGGCTATCTGGAATGCTATTTTGACGGCCTTTCTGGGGCTACTTGGTTGGAATCTGAAAGAGAAGTCCGATGAGATCAAACGCCTTCAGATTTTGATTAACAAGACCCGAGAAGAAATGCCTAAAGAGTACGTGACCAAGGTAGACTTGCACGCAGATATCAATCGAATCATGGACAGGTTGGACAGGCTAGAAACCAAGATCGACATGTTCATGAAGGAGCAACGAAGTGCCCTCAGTTAGCAAGAAACAACACAACTTCATGGCGGCGGTGGCCAACAACCCAGCGTTTGCCAAGAAGGTTGGGGTCCCTAAAAGCGTGGGGCAAGATTTTGCCGCTGCTGACAAAGGCAAGAAGTTTGGCGCGGGCACCCGTGCTGATTTGCAAGGCGTAAACAAGCCCAAAACCAATCAGGGCAAAACTGAACTTTTCAATAAAGGTGGCGAGATGAAAGAATCCAAAGCAATGGTCAAAAAAGAAGTGTCCTTCATGAAAAAGAAGGGCGCACCCGCATCAATGGTTAAACACGAGGAGTCTGAAATGAAGGGCATGAAAAAAATGGCATCTGGTGGCATCACTACCGCCAAAATGGGCACTGTTCGAACCGCCGCTCCTAGCCGCGACGGGCTTGCTGTCAAGGGTAAAACCAAAGGCACCCAAGTCAAAATGGCTGGCAGCAAACCTCTGGGTATGAAAAAGGGCGGCAAAGCCTAAAAGGAGCCTGACATGGCACGAGGACGAGATTTAGCTGGGCTTGCAGCCCTTGCTGGGTTGGCCTACATGGCCAACAAAAAAGGCAAAGAAACCACCGGGGTTGACCCCGATGCGGCTATGGGCGCTGGCGCAGTTTCCCCCGAGGACGCCCGTGGCAACGCCGAGATGGCGCGTATGGCAGCTTTAGACAACCCTGACTTTGAGCCCGGTATGTACACGAAGGAGCCCGGTGGGGATTCCGCGCCTGCACCCGCTCGTGCCGCTCCTACTCGTTCTGTTGCTGCGGCCCCTGCCCGCCCCAACATTGTGAGTCGGGAAGAAGGAATGAAGAACTACGTTCCTCGCCGCAAACCGCCTGCCAGTACAGTGTCCTCTTCAGAAGAAGGAATGAAGAACTACGTTCCTCGTCGTACCCCGCAAGCCCAAGCTCCCGCCCAAGCTCCCGCCCGAGCCGCCGCTCGCCCTTCTGCCGCTGAACAAAAGTATTCTGCTGATCCGGATGCAACCATTGGTAAATTTGTTCCCGGCATAGGGTATGTAGATGTCAACGGGAATATCATGTCTCGCAATAGGCAGTACAAAAAAGGTGGCGTCGTCAAGAAAATGGCCAACGGTGGTGTGGCTTCGGCTTCTAAACGTGCTGACGGTATTGCCTCTCGTGGCAAGACCAAGTGCAAAATGTATTGAGGTAAATCATGGGGCGCTTTACAAGACATGGCATGGACAACCAACCGCTTGAGGGCGGTGGCGGGGGTGGGAGTGGTATTGCCAGCAAAATTAGAAATGCTATTGGTGCCGCTGGTGCTGCCGGGGTAGCAGCCACTCCTATTGGTGTTGCCTATAAGGCCAATGAGTTGGCAAAAGAACGTGAAGCCGCTGCTGGAAAGAAGCGGGAGGCCGCTGCTGAAGTAAAGCGGGAATCCCGTGGTGTTGATAAGTCTGGTACTGACAGAGCGCGGGAAGCCGCCAAAGTTATTTCAGACGATGAAAAGTACACTAAGGAAACCCCGGATCAAAAGTACGCCAAGGGCGGTACTGCCTCAAGCCGCGCCGATGGTATTGCTGTGCGGGGTAAAACCCGTGGGACGATCATCAAATGATGGCCAGCCGTGGGATGGGGGCAATCAACCCCAAGAAGATGCCGACCAAGAAGGTCATCCATCGCACGGACAACCCTGACGATGTGGACATGTACAAAGAGGGCGGCGGGGTGAACGCTGCTGGCAACTACACCAAACCGGGTATGCGTAAGTCGCTGTTCAATTCCATCAAGAATTCAGCAACGCAGGGTACGGCGGCAGGGCAATGGAGCGCGAGAAAAGCACAATTGCTTGCCAAGAGATACAAGGCCGCAGGTGGGGGGTACAGAGATTGAAAGCTCCACAGCAGTCACTTAAAAATTGGACTGACCAGAAGTGGAGGACCAAAAGTGGAAAACCGTCTAGCAAAACAGGTGAGCGATACCTTCCAGAAGCTGCGATCAAAAGTCTCAGCCCTGCTGAGTACGCTGCGACAACGCGGGCAAAGCGAGCAGGTAAAAAAGCCGGAAAACAATTCGTAGCGCAACCAAAAAACATTGCAAAGAAAACAGCAGGGTTTAGATAATGGCAGTCACATCTGGCGCAACATCATTCAACCTTGACCTGACAGAGTTGGTCGAGGAAGCCTACGAGCGTGCTGGCTCGGAGTTGCGCACGGGTTACGACCTGCGTACAGCGCGGCGTAGCCTCAACATTATGTTTGCAGATTGGGCCAGTCGCGGCATCAATATGTGGACGTTCGAGCCGGGCATCATTGATTTGGTTCAAGGGCAAAACACCTACGCGCTGCCAGACGACACCATTGATCTGCTAGAGCACGTGATCCGCACGGGTGGTAATTTGGCGGCAACGCAGGCCGACTTAACCATCACTCGTATCAGTGTTTCCACCTACGCTACGATCCCCAACAAAATTCAACAGGCTCGCCCAATCCAAGTCTGGATACAGCGGTTCAATGGCCAGAACTCGCCCGTGAGCGCGACTCTGAGCACCACAATTACCTCGTCTTCCACTGAGATCGTGCTGAGCAATGCTACGGGTTTACCCGCATCTGGCTTCATTAAGATCGACAACGAGATCATCAACTACGGATACATAACAGGGAATACCCTGTATAGCTGTTTCCGTGGCCAGCAAAACACCACTGCGGCGGCGCACACTGCTGGAGCAATTGTGTACTGGGCGCAAGTCCCAGCGGTCACAGTTTGGCCAACCCCCGACAATGCCCAGACGTATCAGTTTGTGTACTGGAGACTGCGCCGTACTCAGGATGCAGGTGGCGGTGTCAACGTCATGGACGTGCCGTTCAGGTTCATTCCCTGCATGGCGGCTGGCTTGTCGTACTACATCGGCATGAAAATTCCTTCTGGGTTTGAACGGATACCTATGTTGAAGGCCCAGTACGACGAAGCATGGCAGATAGCGGCTGGCGAAGACCAAGAGAAAGCGTCTGTTCGCTTTGTGCCTCGTCAACAGTTTATTGGTGGAAGTTAATGGGAAATAGGTTTGCCTCTGGTAAAAATGCGATCTCCCAGTGCGATCGCTGTGACCAGCGTTTCAAGCTGACGCTTTTGAAGCGTGAAGTCATCAAGGGGCGTAACTACGACCTCTTGGTTTGCCCGGAGTGTTGGGACCCAGATCAGCCACAATTGCACTTGGGCGAATTTCCAGTAGACGACCCACAGGGTTTGCGTAATCCCCGTCCTGACCGAAGCTATTTGGTGTCAGGAACAAGCGGGTTGCAGACCAATGTGAATGGCGGTACTGGGCCAACGGGCACGGGAACTGTGGAAGCGGGTAGCCGAATCTTCCAGTGGGGGTGGAGCCCTGTGGGGGGGTCATCATTTTTTGACGCAGCACTCACACCAAATAACTTGGTTTTGGGCGTGCAATTGGGTACAGTATCGGTATCAACGACATAAGGAGTCGAAATGGACACGAAGACAGTGAAGAAAATTGCCGACAAGGAAGTCATGGCGCATGAAAAACGCCTGCACCCCAGTGCAAAAAAGATGGCTGCTGGTGGCAAGACCAACTCCCAGATGCTCAAGTATGGGCGTAACATGGCCAAAGTAATGAACCAGCGTAGCCCTGGTCGTGGAGGCTGATATGGCGACGTACAAGGTACCGAAAAAAGTAGCCACTGTGGTTGTTGGTGAAGAGCCAGCAAAAGAGACGATGCGTAAAGCAAACGTGTCTGTGGCCAACACACGCAGTCAAGACTATCCCCCCACCAAGACCAGCGGCATCAAAATCCGTGGTACTGGTGCAGCCACTAAAGGTCTGATGGCCAGAGGCCCGATGGCATGAACTACACCGAGTTGTACAAC